CGTGCGTCTAAAACTGGGGTGAAGAGTTTCATCGAGGGTAACGGTGCGCCCCCACCGGGTATTAACTTCTCGTCCACACGTGTGTTTAATTTTAGAAAAGCTCAAAGCAAGGAGTAATAAATGAATACAAAAACTCAAGATCAAGTTGATGAAGCTTTAGATACATCGATAGAGCATCTATCAAAAGTGTTAACAAATGGCGCTGCATCGTATGATATGGGTTTATACATAGCATTCGGCCAATTATTAAACGCTCAGTATTCTAAAAAAATAGCTGAGTATCTAAAGTACATTCACTTAAATAACTCGTAAGGAATCCTAACCATGAGTAACATAACCACAGTCCCAGCGCACATTGCTGCCCGTATTGCTGCGCGTCAGCAGTCGGGCACTAAATCAACTGTTGCATCAGCTATCGTCAGTGACGGTCCTAATATCCCGCGCATTAGTATTCGTGCAGGGCGTTATCGACTGGTCGAAGACGGCGTTGAGACAACCGTTGGAGTAACACTGGACACCATCATCGTAGGGGCAAACCCACGAGTATCTAAGGTGTTCTATGGCAAAGCGTTCGATGCCTCGGCTTCGGATGTTCGTCCTGATTGCTGGTCGAATGATGGCCTACGCCCTGACGTTAGTGTAGACAAGCCTGTCAATGCCGGATGTGCAGATTGCCCACACAATGTTCTTGGCTCCAAAATTCTTCCATCAGGTGCTAAGTCTAAGATGTGCTCAGACCAACGTCACTTGGCTATCGTACCTGCGGCTGACCCTACCAAGGTCTACAGCCTCACAGTTCCTGTATCTGGTATGAAGTCGTTGCGTGAGTATTTCAAAGAACTAGGCAACTACGGTGTTGGTCCCGAAGAGGCGATTACTGAGTTGGGTTTTGACGACAGCGCTAGCTACCCGAAGATCACATTCAAGCAGAAGGGATATGTGCCAGAAAAAGCTATTGAGCGTGTTGATGTGTTACTCTCAAGCGATCAAGTGAAAGTAGCTACTCGCCAACTTACCCCATCACAAGCAGGACCTGCGCTTGCTGCACCGCAAAAGGCAACACAGATCGCCGCTCCTGCGGTAGATGATGCGTATGAAGAAGAAGCCCCAGTACAAGCAGTTGCTAAGCCAGTTAAAGAAAAGCCAACTGTTGCATCAGTAAAAGCGTCAGATGAACTTTCTGCAAAGCTCGACAGTCTGTTCGATGAGTAATAGAATAGAGTAGAAGTATTGGACCCCCCGGCTCAGGCCGGGGTTTTTATCTGAGGGCACAGAATTGAACACTAAAGACTTCCTTACTCGCGTATCTGCCCAACGAGACGAACTGGTAATTTGCACACACAAGCCTGATCCATCTGGGAAAGAATCTCGTGGTTTTTTCTGGAATAGAGGATCATTTGCAAATATCGATGACGCCGTTGCTGCTATACAAAAATGGGATACCGAGCCAGATACCACTGTTTATTTTGGTATCGGTGCGTTTGCGAATCACGCATACACAGATGTAAATGGAAAAACAAAATGGAGACGTACTCAAGATAAAGCTACGTGGTTTAAAACCTTAGCACTTGATCTTGACATTGGTAGCGACAAGCCTTACGCCACACAAAAAGATGGATGGGCGGCGATGCGACTTGCGCTTGCTGCGATAAACTTTCCTACCCCGATGGTTGTATCATCTGGTCGTGGGTTACACTGCTATTGGCCGCTAACCGAAGCTATCTCTGCGTCACACTGGGTAAAAGCTTCGACAGCATTGCGTATAGCATTAGAAGAGAACGGTGTCGTTATCGACACAACTAAGATTCATGACTCGTCAATGGTGCTCCGCCCTGTTGGCTCCAACCACAAGAAGCAACAACCTTGGAAACCTGTCGAATGCAAACTAAATTCTCCAGACTACAACCCAATTCAGCTTTTTACTACGTTGAAGCCATGGTTCGGCAAGGCCTCAAAGACGCAGTCGTCGACAGCGGCGAAGAAACCACAGTCAAGCATAGCAGCAGCGGTGCTAAACTCGAACGACGTAAATATTTTAGCGGTAGCGCAGCACTGCAAACAGATAAGCGCAATAGTTAATTCAGGTGGTGTAACTGACGCAGCAGGTAATCCGGTGTTGGAGCCACTATGGCGTTCGACAATGGGCTTGGCTGCTCATGCTACTGATGTTAAAGAAGCAGTCATCATACTGGCTGGTAAGCACAAAGACTTCGACCTTAACGATAGCATGAATAAGTTAGCTGGTTGGAAGGGGACAGGTCCGACTACTTGCGCTAAGTTTGAACAGCTGAGTCCCGAAGGTTGCAAAGGTTGCCCACACAAAGGGAAGATCACTAGCCCTGCGCAACTATCATCATCCACGACGAGCACCGTGGTTGACGAGCAAGGCGAATCTATTGAAGTCGAATTGCCTAAGCCTTATGTTGAAAAAGACGGCAAGATTTACAAAGAGATTAAAACTGACACAGAAGTAGTAGACGCGAACGGCAACTCCGTCACCGTAACTACAACTGATTGGGAATTAACTTCGCCATACCCCATGCACATAACTGGCATGTACAAGGACGTAGTATCAGGTAAAACAACTTTCCGCTTAGCTATTAAATACCCTATGACTGGGTGGCAGGAAGAAGACCACGAGATCGGTGTTGTAGCAACAATAGGTAAAGAGTTCGCTACATTCTTGCTTAACAGACAAGTGTTTAGTATTAAGGGCGTAGGCCAACAAGAAAAATTACGAGGTTACTTAATGGATTATTTAACAATGGTACAGCAGCAGTCTCCTACTGGCGTTGACTTTATATCGTTCGGTTGGCAAGACGATGGGTCGTTTCTATGCGGGGAACGTATTATTAACTCGCCTACTGGAAACACAGATCGCCGTTTGCGTGGCGCTGCGTCACGCTATGCTGAAATGATTAAGCCTCATGGGGATCGTCAGATTTGGATTGACGCCATGGATATGCTGAACGAGCCGGGCACTCACAACCTGAGAGCCGCAATTATTTTGGCTTTATCTGGACTGCTAGGTAAGGTATCTGGCAACGCTTCGTTAGTCGTGTCCATTTATTCTACAGAGACAACCACAGGTAAGTCGTTGGCGTTAATGGCTGCGAATAGTTTAATCGGCAACCCGCGTGATTTGTTTATGACTAAGCTAGACACTAGCAATGCGCTATTTAAAATTCGCGGCGTACTAAACAATCTGCCATGCACCATAGATGAGTTGACTACTTCAGCGGACGAAGACGTTGCTGAGTTGGCATATAACTTAAGCCAAGGGCGTGAGAAAATTTCTATGTCCAAGGACAGGGAAATCCGTGAGCCTGTGAAGTGGGACGGACCAACTCTGCTGACCACTAACATATCTATTCATCAGAAGTTCGACAATATTCAGACTAGCAACGATCCACTACGCGCTAGGACTATGGAGTTGCACCACCACGACCGCACCTTTATTCAGACCGACTCGACTGGGTACAGCAATGGCTATCGATTCTTTGATTTGATAGCTAAAAACAATGGCTGGGCTTATCCAGAGTTAGTCGAAGCTGTTGTAGCGTATGGTGGTCCTGAATTGATATACGAAAAGGGTGTAGCGGCGTTCACCAAGAGATTTAATTTTCTGTTTGAACCTCAAGAACGCTTCTATAGATCAGGGATTATTAACGGATGGATCATTGGTAAGATCGGTCAGAAACTGGGGCTGATTCCTTTCGATGTTGACAACACAACACAGTATTTAATTGACTGCACGATTAAAGCTCGTAAGGACGCAGAGAGCAGCAAGCAGGACGTTTTCGATACGGTTGGTCAGTTCTTACAAGAGTTCAACGATCAGCTAATCGAAGTCACTGAGCTATATGGGTCAGGCAAAGAACAAGTGCGCGTACCCGCTCCAGAACGCGCTGTGGCTAGACTTAAGGTGGTCTATGACAGCAACACCCCAGTGATGCCCGGAAGCAGCCTAGCGATCAATTTAACCGCGCTAAAGAAGTGGTTGAGCAAGACTAGAGATGGTGCAGACCGACTTATTCGGGAACTAGAATCTAACGGGGCATTGATATCTGCGCGGGAGCGGGTTACTATATTCAAAGGATGCCAGAACCGCAACCCGGGGCAAGCTCATTGCCTAATCGTTAATATCAACCACCCACGTTTTGTGGACGCACTAACTAGTACATCTGCCAGACTACAGAGTCCTGTGGCGCTAGCAGTATTGCAAGGTGGACAATCTTAGGAGAAGGTCATGCCAAGGGATTACAAACAGGAGTACGCTAATTATCAAGGTACGCCCGAGCAGATCGCTAACCGTACAAAGCGTAATGCCGCTCGTAGAACTATGGAGAAGAAGGGCGTAGTATCAAAGGGAGACGGCAAAGACGTTGACCATAAGACGCCTATAGCCAAGGGCGGTGGTAACGGTGGCGGGAACTTACGCGCAGTACCTAAGTCAGTGAATCGTTCGTTCCCCCGCACTAAACGTGCAGGTATGAAATAAATGGGTGTAAACCGGCGTTTAAACCGGCGTACACCCACCAAAGGCTATTACTCTTCGTCGGAATAGTCTTCCGAATCGTCGTACTCAACCCAGTCATCTGACTCATCATCGAACCAATAGACGTCACCTGACTCATCAACGTACCAAACGTTGTCGTCTTCGTCGACTTCAGCCCAATCTTGTAAGTCTTCGTCGAAGTAGTACAGAACATCTGACTCTTCGTCGTAGAACCAAATAGTGCCGTCTTCGTCGATATCGAACTCAACGTCATACTCTTCGTCCAACTCTTCAACTACTTCCAAGTCCAACGCTTCCAGCAAGTCTTCAACATTAACCAATAAGGTAATAGATGCAATCATGATAAGCTCCGATTAGTAGTAAAAAAGCAACCCCCACAGGCTGCAAAAAGTATCCTACACTAAAAATATGACGGATTTGAAATACAATTACAGGCGTTCCATGACCTCATAAGCACGTAGTTGTCTACGTAAAGTAGCTATCTCAGCGTCGCGTTCGTTTATTTTTTTCTGCAAACTTTCACTTAACCCATAAACTTCTGCGATTATTTCAAACCTTTGCTTGTGGTCTGCGATCATCATGTTGTACAGACGTTCAGATGCTTCAATTTGTTTTTGGAAAAAGTCGGACATAATAATTATTCTCCTACGTTTTAATAACTTCACCACGAAAATAAACCAATCCTTCGTCTTCATTAATCACTTCAAACAACTCCGGCGGCATAAGTTTGCTATTGTAAATCGTTAACGCAGCACCTCCACTACGCCAATTGCGTGGCGAGTCTTCCATATAGCTAAAACCATCGTCATAGATTGGTGCTAGGGTCCCGGTATCGATGCCATACCTCGCGCCTGAATAATCTGAGAAGGGGGTCACCTTAAGGGAATGAAGGTGCCCAGAACAGAAGCTTACCCCTGATTTTAAAATATTGTTATAGACAGCGTGAATTCCGTTGTGCCAACGGTGCTTAATCATCAAGTTACCATTAACCATTATGCTTGTTTGGAATTTCCAACGCGGGAAGTAGTCTTTGAGATTGAATCCTTGCAGACCTTTGAAGCCGTCGCCTACTTGTGTTGCTAGTTTTGAGTTAAATCTAAGGTCATGGTTACCCCACGTCCACATTAATTTTGCGTTACCAGCAACAGCTTCGATCTCGTTGACGCGTTCTTGGCAAGCTTCGAGTTCTTGCTTAACGCTTGGGAGTGTTTGCCAGTCTCCTGCGGGGAATCTTGAGATTGTAGCGCCGTCAAAAACGTCGCCGTTAAGCACAATAATTTTTGGCTTGATATCTTTTATTAGCTTTACGAAACCTTTATGAGCCGATGATATAACTCCGGGCCAGTAGTGGCAGTCTGAAGCTACTAAAATAACACCGCTCTTAATATCTACTTTAGTTCTTACACCATTATCAGGGTATGTAATATTAAAATCTGGACTTTTAGGGCTAACGCCTAATAGTTTTTCACCAATCTTTTCTTCTAATTTACGCCGTCTTGTGTTAACGCCTCGAAGGGTTAGCCCAGTAACTTTAGCAATTTCATTAACGCTGCCGTACTTTCTCCACAAACCCAAAAACTCTTCGTCTGTAATTTTTGTCGCCATTTTTGACTCACAAGTAATTAAAGTATTGCGAACCTAACATAGATTTGTGAAATATGTGTTAAACGATTGATTCTAAGGCGAAAAAAATAGAAACGAGTCCAACCAGTAAGATTAGACCCGCTTCAGTAAGTCAGTCCTTTGATGCCAGAATTACTTCTTGCCCTTTTTCATAGCCATCATCTTTTCTTTGGATTCCATCTTTTTGCCTTCGCCCTTCTCGTGCTTCATCATGGCAGTTTTAGATGGGTATTTCTCCATACCACCATACTCTTTAACCATCTTGTTCTTTGCAGTACGTTGACCGCGCATTGGCATACCTTTCATTTCTTAAACCCCTTTAAAGTTTGTGCAAGCCGCGCACGTTGACCCATTTTGCCCGGCGCTTTAGCGGCTTTAGCTAATTTGCCAGCAGGGATGGTTTCGCCCTTTTTAACACCCATCGATGCACGTAGTGACCCCGGCTTCTTTATCGCGTTCTGAATCCATTTCTCGGCCATATTATTTCTTTCTAGCTGCTCTCATGTTATCCACGAGATTTGGGTAAGGACGACCTGCTTTCTTTGCTGCGGCCTTCGCCGTCGTCTTCTGCGAAGGTGTTAGTTTCTTTGGCTTGCCTAGCTCTTTGGGACGAGGCGTTTCCCATACTTGTTTTTTCATATCAGCACTTCCATGCTCTGAGAGATTTATTGATGCGGCTGTTCGGATCGTTAGCAGTTTTAGAAGAGGTAAGTTTCTTCTTCATGCCTTCCATACGGGCACAGAACGAGTCTCTACGCTTGCCACCTTCAGGCTGTGGGGCTTTGAGATTACCACCTGTTGCCTTATTGTAGCTTGCTCTGCCCTTGGCGTTAAGACCCCCTTCAGGGTCTTTGCCTTCCTTGCGTTGCCATGCTGGTGACTTAGCCATTATTCCTCTTCCTCCTCGCCGCCGCGAACTTCGGCGACACGTTTTTCCATGCGCTCACGCAGAACTTCTAGCTCTTTGTCGAGCGCCTCGTAGTCAGGGTAGCCTTTGCGGTACTCCTCTTTCTTAGCTCTAGTCATCGCGGCTTTGAAATCTTTTTCAATGCCTTTGACTACTTTGTCTTGGATAGCCATAGATTCATCGACATTGTAATCATACAACTTAAAGCCCAACATCCTAGCCATAACAAGATTACTAGGTTTCACGCCAGTGATACCTTCTTTTTCATCAATAATATCTTTTACTTTGCTTATATTTTTGCTTGATACCATAGAAGGCATCGCTGTGTCATAAGCAAACGTAGCGGAGTTGAATAACTTGTCCCACTCTGAATCTGTAGGCTTATGAATATCTTTGCCGGTGTATGGATCAACACCAAGTAGCAACCCAGCTACAGCAGATACGAATGGGCCGCTTGGCGTAACCACACTAGGAATCCACGACTGTCCGAACAAACCGTTAGGCAACCCTTTGGTTATGGATGCAAATGGTACGTAGTCGCCTAGCTTGTAGTACACAGGATTTTCTGCGTCGCCCATGAAAGGAATGCGGATATACATGCGAGGGCCGAAGTTACCGAAGAACATACGTTCCCGCATATACTCAGGACCTTTTTCGCGTAGTTCATCGTCGTCGCCACCACCCATGCTAGCCATTGCTATATCCAGCAAGTAGTAAGCCATTACGATATTGGCTATCTTCCAAGGCTGATGCAAAGCGATACGACCTAGTACTGGTGCGACAGCGTAACCCCACGAAATAAATGGGATCATTGACTGGCGAAGAACACGTACTGCTTTGGAATCAATGTCGTAGTCCAAAAAGGCTTTACGAGCAAAGTCACCTGCCTCGCGCAACTGTTCAGGTGTTGCGGCGCTAGTCTTATCTCGTGCTTGCAAGTCACCGGCTTTGGTCAAGAAAGCGGCAAGCCGGAAAATATTATCTTCTGCCGCATAAAGTTCTGTAGCATAGTGATCGGCTTTTTTACCTATCTTAGTAGCTATCTCAACTGCTTTCTGTGCCTTAGACTTTTCATAGTTCGTAAATGCGGCAAGACGTTTCATCAGCGAGTTGTCGTTCGCTGGTGCCATGTTGTCTTTCCAAGCATCGTATAGAGCTTTCTTAACTTCAGCACTGGAGAAGTCACCTAGCATAGCACCTGAGTTTATGAACGAAGACATCATGTCTAGTTCTGTATCTGTCAGCGCTTTAGGATTGGTTTCAAATAACGCAAAGACACGTGCAGCTTTTCCTAGAGTTGACATAGGAATGTCGTGCATCATGGCTAGTGTAATGTTCGACGCTACGTTAGTTATGTGAGTACCGGGGTTGTATACCGTCTTGGACTTCTTAAACCAACGCATTATGTCGTTATATAGTCCAAACTCAACTAATGGCCTACGATCAGCCATGTCGGTCATCGCACTCCACACAGGGCCGGGGATGTACTTATTAGCTAAGTCACCATAGGCTGCAGAGTCAGGCAGCTTCACCCAAGTACCAGAGTTTCTATATAGACTACTAATTTGTGGAGACTTGGATTCTTCTTGGCTTACTTTAAGAACCAAAGCTTCATCAATAACCTGTCCAGAAAACGCTTTAATATCTTCCAGACTGTCAAACGCAATTGACTTATCTGCAGCCAAAGCTTTCGAGAACTGCCTACTTGCATAGTTATTTGCAAGCGCCGCCATGGTGTTACGCATAGCATTAGCTAAATCATCTACTTTGTTTTCCTGTATAGCCTGTTTAGCGGTCATACTGGATGAGAACTTATAGCCGCGATCTGGGTCGTACTGCGACATCCACCACTCTCTAGTGGCGTCTACTTGGTAGCCATCAGGTGCTTTACGACCACGCTTCTCAAACTCAGAGACAGACATATAACCAGCGTGTTCTGGGCCATCGCCGGGGCGCAAACCGTCGTTCTTAAATACTTCGTAGAATCTGCCGTCTAAAACAACGTCACCGTTTCCATCTTTTTCTAGCCAGTCCATAAAACCTTCGAGCGTATTTTCGCTTTCGTGCTTTAGCCCAAGGACTTTGGATAACTTACGAGCACCGAATGTGCTGCTAGCTACCTGTGCGCTCTTCGACGCATACAGCAATGACTCAGAGAACTTACGGGTGGTGAAGAATGAACGCTCTGCAGCAGGGAGATCAGCAACGTAGGTCTTGAACCACTCCATGACGTTATCCGCTGTGCGGGTCATAACGCCTTTATCTGCGAGGCCATCCAATGCTTTCTTGTTGCCGTCCATGTAGTCGAACAAAGCACGGATTTCAGTAGCAGAACGGTTAGTGACAAAGTTTGCCAAACGCTCCATCTGCTGATAGCCGACACTCTTATTTACTTTGTAATTCTCAATCTCTTGGCTAGTCATTGCACCAGCACTGAAACGAGAGTTGACATAGATAAGGAACCGCTCAAGTGAAGGAAAATCCTTACGGATTGCTTCAGCCATTTTGCTAGTTGTCTGAGTAAACTTCTTAGCTACGTTCTCGTTCCAGCCAACAACATCGAAGAATGCCTTAGTGCTTATAGCAGCTGGTGCGATTCGTTTGGTGTAGCCACGATAATCCTGCGCGGTAATACCAGCCGCGCTTTGTGTGGCTTTGTTAGACTGCACAACGGCTGGTAGTGGTTTACCTTCTAACTTTGCTGGCATCGTAGCTGTAGTAGACTCTTCCAACAGTTGCATAGACGCAGAAAGAACATCGCTAGCTACAGTGTCGTTAGAACCCAATAGCCTACGGACAATCGCTTTGTACATCGCCCATACAGCTTTTACTGACTCCAAGAACGACTTGGGCGCGTCGCCAGTTTTAATTTCCTGCATTGCACGACGGAACTCATTAAGCGTGGCGGTGTACGAAACCAACTCCAACACAGCGTCTAGACCACGTTCGTTGTTGACTAAATTTTGGAGGATGTTCTGAACTTCCAACGCCTTACCTTGCAATCCCTTTGCTTCTAGTGCGCGTTTAAGTGACAACTCCAGTTGCTTAACAGCTGGTGCGCTAGGATTCTGGTACACATACCACTGCAATGCGGCGTGGAAAGTTTCGTGCAGCACAACTTCAGCTGACTGTTCGCCCCTATTAATATAGACCGTGTTCGTCTTTGGGACGTAGCGGGAGCCGACTTTATCGGTGAATACTACTTTTGCGGGGTTTACAGACTGTTGCAACGCGTCGCGCAGCATACGAGCAAGAACTTTGCCCATAGGTGTAGTGTTAAAACGCAGGTACTGCAGTACTCCTATTAGCCCGAATTCTTTTTCTGCAGTACCTTTTGGATTACCATAACCGTCTTTAGCTGCCTTTTCTAGCTTAGAAGTAGTGTTACCTTTTACTTGTTGCTCTGTGGATTGGCGTATTGTTTGCCCACTAACATCAGCTAAGTCAGGCAGCTCGGACATAAACGTTTCGCGTTTCGCAGCGGCCCAACCAGAAGACAACACAGTATCTAACGACGTCATTGCCTCCAGCGTTTCTTTCTTTGTCTTGCCCGGCTTGGCTAACTTCTGCTGGACTGTATCTTTAACAACACGAACAATTGCCTCAACATTCTTAGCGTTGTTGTCTAATGATTGCCCCAAGTTGAACAGAGCATTCTGAACATCCTTAGCTCTATCTTCTAGTTTAGGTATACGTCTACCAGCTGCGGCGTCAGTACCTTTTGCTTGTTTTAATTCATCAGCTATATTCGTACTAAAATTAAGGTACGCATTATAAGCATTAGTAAATTCACTAACAGCATCAACAACTTTTTGTTCTTTTTTACCAAAAGCTTTAGCCACTTTGCCCGACTTGCGGAAAATGGCATCACGAATGCCTAAGAGCGAACGCTGAGATAACGACACACGACCGGGGGCTTTGATTTGTTTAGCGCCTTGAACTTCTGCACCGAGGTCTTCGCTATTAACGTCCGCCATAATTTTCTTGGCGCGAGCGTTATCTAAAGCTGTGTCCGCTACTTCCATTTCCTCATCAAGTGCCTGTTCTATTGAACGAGCAATGGTTGTCTTTTTGGGCGCGGAAACTTTAGGGGTAGTCTTAGTCGTTTTAGCCGCAGGAGTGGCGGCGGTACCTGTTGCTTTATTTCGGTCAGCTGCAAGTTCATTAGCCCTTGCTTCGCCAATTACCCTAGTATTATTGCCATCCATTATGGTTACACCGGCAGGTGATGGAGGCGTTGGATCAGAAGAAAAAGCCCCCGGTGCGGCTGGCGCACTCGAGGGAACGGTGGTGGTCGCACCACCCGAAGGAACTGTTTGTTGTACAGGTGTACCCGCAGAAGTTAACGCTTCAGGACCGCCAGCAGCAATTTGTTGCGCTGGTCCTAACCCCGTAGCTGGGCGAGGTGCATTCTGATCTACTGGACCCGCCATAGCAGCAATCTGCCCAGCACCTAATGGTGCAGTACCGCCTAATGCGGCTTGTTGATTGCTGCCCAACTCACCCGTGACAGGGCGTGGTTGATTAAACGCTTCTGGGCCAGCGGCAAACATTCCGCGTTGGCTACCTTCTAAGCCAGTAGACACAGGGAAACGCCACACAGATGGCTCATTAGGATCGTTAGCGGAACGACGAAGCTCCGCCATAATTTCTTTTGGCGATCTGTTCGTGTCTTTAAGCATATCGAATGATTCACCACCGGGTTCGACTTTGGAACCAAATACATCATTCAGATAATCATTAAACCTCTTATTGGCCTCTGCTTCACCTAAAGTGCCAGTCTCAACACGGCGTACAAAGTCTGCAGCTGCGACAGCATCTTCAGGAACCGATCTTGGGTCAGCCATTACTTTTAGGCTAGCTTTTAATTCATCAGGCGTGTACGTATTGCTTGGACGACGAAGACCAAAACCACCACCCATCATTGCGCCAGAAGCTGCACCTATTACTGCTTCACCACCAGTGCCTTCCATAATAGGACGACCACTAGAGTAGTTAGTAGCCATGCGCTCCATGACAGACTGCGGTGCTTCTTCTAAGAAACCTTCACCGACAACACCACGAACAAACCTACCACCAGCAGTCCCTGCAGAGGAGAGAATATCTGCTGCTTCGCCACGAGCTAATCTACCTGCAATAGCAGATTCAATATCAGCGCCGCCCATTAGCCGAGCACCATACTTACCCACAACCGCGCCACCAGCACCAGCAAGGAAAGCAGGAACACGTGATGCTTCAGGGTCTTGGCGGGCAATGTCTGTGCCGACACTACCAGTAATCATGCCGCCTTCACCAAGCGCACCAGCAGTACTAGCTGGCATTCTGTAACCAAGGCCACGAGCACCTACTTGTAGCCCACGCCCAAGATAACCACCAGCTAACATAGAGGGGATTGACTCAGCAAGCGAAGGTACTGCGTATAGTGGATGTTCCCCAAGAAATTTAAAACCTTCGCCAGCGCCTTCAAAAAACCCCGGGTTGGCAGCTAGGCGTTTAGCAAGTTCTTGTTCCTTTTGTTGCTGGTAATCAGATAAAAAGTTCTTGTTAATTGCTTGCGCGGACTCGGAAAATAACTCAGCTAGAGGGTCAGCAGCACCACGCGCCCAAGGAACTGCCGCGCCAACAAGCCCAACTGCAGAAGAAATAGCACTAGGTATACCTGCTGCGAATTTTGTAGGGATGTCCAATGAACGACGGAAGAAACCATCAGACGATTGTTTTCCTATCATTTCACTAGGTAATGGGAAGTCATACGAACCACGACTAGGCGCGGCTTGTTGCTGTTCCCAAGGAGGTGCGCGAAGAGGTCCTTGTTCCGCAGGTAAGGCAGCAGTTGCGCCACCCATTTGTTTTCTAACCGCATTCATTTCTCTTTGCGCGGCTGCAGCTAAATCTGGCCTACCGTTTGCTTCTGCGTCGCTCCGGTCACGCTCAATCATCTGCAAACGAATTAAATCCCGTTGGTACTGATCTCGTGGGTCTATTGAAGGGAAGTCGTTACCAGAACTAACTTCCCATGGTGGGCGACGAATTGGGTCCATGATTTTCCTTTACAGCGGAGCGTCTATGCCACCGGCTTGGGGTTTTGTTTTTTCCTTATCGAGCAAGCGTTGTGCTGCCGCTCTAATTTGCGGATTAGGATTTTCCTTTGCAATAAGTTGCAACTCTTGTAAACGGCTAGTGAAAGTACCTATGAGTTTATCGTCAACCCAACTTTCATAGTCTTTCTCAGACATACCTTTGCCAGAAGGTTTTTCTAACCCTTTGCCTGTAGGGGCGTTTGTAGCCGCACCCCCAGTTATTGGCTCCCAATTTTCTTTTTTATTTTCACCGCCTTTAAATCTAGCCTGAACAGTTTTGCCTGTTGCGTCAACATAAGAAACAACATCACCAGCTCTATACCCAGTGTCACGGCTTAAGCCACCACCATCCCCACTAAACTTACTTTGGTTTCGTATGCCAGAAAGTTCTTTGCGAATATCTTCGCTGTCCAGATTAAGTTCGTTGCGCTGCTTAGTCAGAGCGTCTCTTTGCTTAATAGATGCTTCGTCTTTGCGATTACCTAAAGCTGTAAGCTGCGCGTCAATATCCTTAATGGTTTCTCTGTTCTGTGTAAGGATGGTATTAAGAGAAGTAACACGACCGCTAATATCTCTCTCAGTAGTATCAGCTCTTCCACCTCTACCACCAGTCCTATAAGCTTCTCCCATTGATTCGAAATAATTACCATGCTTACGCATATAGCTAAGTTCTTCACGGGCTTTCTGGTTCTTCAACGCTGTTTGCGCTGCTTGGCCCGGATTAGCAAGTACGGCGTATGCCAAATCTAGGGCTTCTAATTCATTAGCTTGTTCTGGCAAAGAAGATATAACTTTGCCAGCCTGTTTTATTTTCCCATCTCTACCGCCAGCTACTGTTTCTACTACATCAATTATGACTCCACCATTAGGCCCTTTGCGAGCTACCATGTGACTAGTAGGATCATAGTCGTCATCATCTAGGGTTGATTGCAAGAACGTATTGAGCTTACCTTTTGAATTTCTGTATGCCTTTTCAACAGCCATAGTCATCTGCTGTATTTTTCCTTTCTCAAGGCCCAAAACACCTTCAGCGATCTTATTAAGTCGATCTGGTCGGATACCATATTTTGCAGCGACCTGATTCCAATCACCTTGCATTATTGCAGGGTTGGCTTGTAGATCGGCAAATAATTTGTCTTCTGCCTTACTTTGTTTTTCACCGCGCTCCAATTCGCCTAACTGGAAGTTACTTATTTTTTGTCTAAGATCAAATTCTTGCGATGCACGACCTTCTTGCGCTTGAGCACGTTCCTCTTGTTTAGCCATGGTGCGCAATCTCATAGCTTCCATCGGATTATCTTTGGCTATGATGTCTGCGTAACGGTTCATTAATGCAGCGTCACGTTGTGTTGCGCTAAGACCACCTTCGTAAGTTTTGCCTAAGTACTCAGTCGCGCTGGGGGTAAATGTCGCATCTTCGCCGTAACGATTTAATAGCTGGCTGTATAAACCAGAGTCTTCAGGGCGTGGCGAAACAGTGTTCGCAGGACGACTAATACCAGTATCACGAGCAGTAAGATCACGACCAATACCACCTGTTGCAATACCTTCTGGGGCGTAAATTGGTTCGCCCTTTAGGTCTACTGGACCACCATAAGGTGTACCAACAGCATACATCCTTGCAATTTCTTCACGACTGCGGGGGGCTGGAGCGGCTTCTTCATACATAGGGCCGCCGAAGCTCATACCTTCTGTTTTGGTAGGAGCATCGGGATACATAATTTCTTTAACCCGATAATTAGTCGAGCCGGGGTCTATATCAAACTGATACCTAGGACGTGCTTCGCCACCAACATCAACTGTTTCTGAAGCTAGTCCACGAAGATACTCACCTTGTTGTGGTGTGTACTTCTGAAATTCTTTTTCTTTCTGTGCAGCCTCAAACTCGCGTTTTTGTTTTTGACGCTCGTAATCTTTAAGCCCTTGATCTACGGCGGTATACCCAGTGTTAAATCCGCTTGCGAATCCCATAATTAGACCTCTTCCATTTCCATGCCGAGCATCGCATAGTTAACCATCTTGATACCGTCATGTGTTTCCTCAACGGCGTCAGGGAATACCTTCTCAACGTCTTGCGCCATAACACCACGGAAGCGTTTATCAGGGATATGGATATAGCTAAACTCATAGATAGGCAACTGAGTGCGGAAATGAGTACCAACACGCTCGATGTTTTCTTTGACACGAGCGTCAGAGAAAGCCGCAATACCACCCCTTGTCCCAGCGCCTACCAGTGCGCCAAACATCTCACCTTGGGTGTTCATAGACTGACCGTAGAGGTTGCCTTGAGTATTGAGAATTTGGCTCTGTCCTTGGATTTGCTGTCCTAAACCTTGTCCAATCATGTTAGCACCTGAGCCGAATCCTTGAGTAAACTGATTACCCGGCATCATGTAAGAATTTGCAGCGGCGTTACCGGCGTTAGTAGCACCACCATAAGCAGCAGTTGACGCGCCGGGTAAGCCACGACCAAGACCAGCCACGTCCAGTTTACGAGCGTATCCCATCTGTTGTGCTTGTTGGCGCGTACCTGTCATAGCGGCTGCGCGTTGCGCGGCTAGACCGAGATTGGCTTGGCTCTGTGTAGAAGCGAACCTGCCGGAGTTTGGATTAACACCCATACCTGCCATAGCGCGTTGTTGTGCTCCTTGTGTAGCAGTAAAGGCTCGGCCTACATCAGCAGCAGCTTTAGAAGCTAGCTCATTCCTGTAAGCTTCTGTGTCAAATTTCTGCGCATCAGCGGCTAGCCCACGCTCTACTGGCCTATAAGTAGACCGCATATAATCGTAGTAATCCCGCGCTTGCCCCATCTGCTCTTCTTGAGCTTGCTGTTGAGTTCTAGCAATTCCTTGGATTAACGGGGCTAGTTCAGCGTACTGCTGCCGACTAAAAGCAAGTTGCTCTCTTCCTAGAGCGCCCATTGTTCGCGCCGACTCCCGACTAGCATTTGCTAGTGGGGTATAGTCTGGTGGTGGTGCTGATTTTCCGCCCATATCAATATCCTCTCTTTAGCCACTTGCATTTGTCCGCTGTCATGACTAAAACCATCAAATCCGCTTCGGGAGCGGCGTCTTTCATTACGAATTCTTCCTCAAACCCTAGCTTCTTATCAAACGCTATTATATGCGGTTCATTGGTAGGTACTAGCCCTGTTAGCCTATTTAATCCTAGTTGTCTAAAGCAGTAGTCGCACACAACAAAAAACAGGGAGAACAAAGTCTTATTTGGCTTATCGATAGCAATATGGCAAAACGCGTTGGCTCCATTTATTTGGTGGACGACAATACCTGCAACTATCACTCCGCCTTGCTCTACTCCAAAAGCGTTATACCCTTCCCAAGCTACCCGCTGTGTGACTCTACCCGCCACCCAATCAGCTACACGCTCTCGATCATAAAGAATTAGGTTAGCCATGCGCTGTGTATATCACAAAGTTTTCATACTGTAAAGATCAGGCGACTGTGTATCCTAGCCAGTTATCAACATCTAGTGATACAGAATTAATTTCTTGATAAGAATTAGCTTCAGCTACCCGCTGCTTAAACTGTTGGGTTTGTGTGTAGCAAGACAACATGTGCGCCCACAAAGACTTCGCTACTTGCTGGATTTGCGTAGAGTTTAGTTGGGTAACGCTATTGTCCGCTAGTTTCCAATCGGTCTGGAACGTTGGATCGTTAGCAGCTGCTAACGCGGCTGCGTTTATACGTAACTGGCTTGTTGGGGAAGAGTCAAATAATTTACCATCTGACACGAAACCCCGTGTTTCTACTTCTACCCGTGCTTGGTTTATTTTATTAGTAGCTTGCGCACGAAACTTTTCCATCGCCATCGTTGACGATAAATCCCATTGTTTATCTACGTAGTTAAACGTACATCCGTCTTGTGGGCAAGGTGGGGTTGATAATATCGTGCGCTGGTCTATGTAAAACGCTTTATTTCCTTGTGTTATAACTTGCTGGATTGCATCGGGGGGGACATCTTCGTCAGTTAATAAAAGCTCACCACTAGCCACTTGGGAGTCCACCCACTCTTTTGGTACATTACCAGATCGCAGAATTTCACCACTTGGGGTATAAACAAGATATAACATTAGATTATTTCCTTAGAATCTGCGCTGTGATCGCAGTAGCGTCGATTACTATGCGCGTGGCTTCATCTGGAGTAGTGGTACCAGAATAATTTAATACCATAGGGTTAACAAGCGTGGTGAAAGTGTACGACCCAGCGGCTAAAAAAGCTTGGTAAAAAATAGCTGTCGAACCATAAATATAAGAACTATTGGAGTTAGCTATATTTAGTACACTTTTAGCTACGTCAACACCATCTCGTCTTAAATAAAAAGTTCTAAACGCGTAACGTAAACTAAGTACAGCGTTGGTGCATGTGACATACGCTACGATTAATACGTTAGCACCCCCGGTTGGGACTGTAATAGTTAGTGATGTTCCTGAAGTAAATGAGGAAATACTTACAGCCTGATCGGCTATTTTTAAATAATCTACTGATAAGTTAGCAATCTTGCCAGTAGTAACAGCTAAGTCGGCGATCTTTGCGGAAGTAATAACAGCGTCGCCAAATTTTGCAGAAGTAACAGCTAAGTCGGCAATCTTTGCGCTGGTAATATTAGCATCGACTATTTTTGCAGTGGTAATAGTTGCGTCAGCAATTTTTGCAGCGGTAATAGTTGCGTCAGCAATTTTTGCACCAGTAATAGTAGCGTTATCAATCTTAGCGGCGGTTACGGCCAAGTTATCGATCTTTGCGTTAGTAATTGCTGCGTCACCAATCTTTGCGTTAGTAATTGCTGCGTTAGCAATCTTTGCGGTAGTAATATTAGCGTCGGTTATTTTCGCAGTAGTAATAGCAGCGTCGCCAATAGCCGCGTTGGTAATAGTGGCGTTTACGATTGAAGCCCCGTCTATATAAACACCGGGGCCTACCGCCACACCATTAATTGATGTTGCTGTTGTTAGTACAGACATAGGAACTCTACTAGCAACTTGCCATGTTACCGTGCCATCAGTTACTAACGTGCCTATCGCGGTAGCGGATATATTAGGAGCAGTCGAGCTTGTAATGCCGTCTACTTTACATACGAGCATTTTAGTTGTGCTTGAAGCAACGCTTACAAAATTACCCAACGCATAAGCAGTTGTGTTTGCTCTAGCTACAATAGAACTAGTCGGGGTAGCTACTGCGAATTTATCTACGTTGGCGATGAATGTAGAAGTCGCCGTACTACTCGCTATTTCCCAAGTCACACTACCATCAACAAATGTAGTGCCAATAGCACCAGCCATGGAAGGCGTACCAGTGCCAGATGTCCCAGCAACAATACACTTCATTACTTTAGTGGTCGCGCTAGCAGTACGACGAACCGCGCCGTAAGTAAACGCGGTAGAAGCTGTCCATAAGTCTATCGAAGTATTATCTAATACTGACTCTAGCCCAAACCCAGAAACGTTACCGTTGTTATCTATTTTTACTGTGTAAAGCCCTTTTACTCCGTCGACACTTTTAGTTAAATTTTCAATACTAGTAGAGAACCCACCAACAGTCGTGTTTAGCGTGCTTATAGAAGTAGCTAGTGCGGTATCGGCGCTTGCTCTCGCAGTTCTTTCTGAGAATACTAGCCCTGAAGTTACTGACGCTATATCAGTACCTGCGTAAGAACCACGAAGTTGTGTAGCTAATGACTCCCTCGCTGTAACTTCAGAAGCATCGGCGGTAGACCTTGCAGTTCTTTCTGAAAATATTAGTCCTGAAGTAAGCGATGCTAAGTCACTACCTGCATAAGAACCACGAAGTTGTGTAGCTAATTCTTCTCGTGAAGTAACTTCAGAAGCATCGGCGGAAGCTCTAGCAGTTCTTTCTGAAAATATCAATCCTGAAGTAACTAGCGTTACATCGGTCCCTGCGTAGTCGCCACGCATTTGCGCGGCTAGTGATTCTCTCGCTGTGGTTTCCGCTGATACTGCGGTAGTCCTAGCAGTTCTTTCTGAAAATATTAATCCTGAAGTTACTGACGCTAAGTCAGTACCTGCGTAAGAACCACGCATTTGCGCGGCTAATGACTCCCTCGCTGTGGTTTCCGCGCCAAGGTTCGTTGTTAACGTATTTATTTCTACGGTGTGCGCGGCGACCGCATCCCCGAGGGATGTGTAGTCGCCGATCTTTAACCAGTATGTAGTATTGGTAGGAAGGTTTCCAGTAGTTGTTGATTTAGCTTTATACAAACCACCGCTGTACTGGACAAGATCATCAACAACATAGGTAGTTGCGTTGTTATACGCAGGAATATCGCTAAGTGTATCAATCTGCCCCTGCAATACAGACAACTGATAAGGTATAGTGCCCGGAGTAGAAGGGCTACCGTCGATTAAGTTTATTCTAGCGTTGAGCGAAGATAGAAGTTGCGACGAAGTAATAGCCCCAGTGAGAACATTTAGTAAATATGCGGGATCAGTACCTGCAGTTCCAGCAGTTCCAACAGTGGAATTAAATGGGCCTTGAACATCGTTTAGATTAACAAATCTAACCCAGTAGTATCTAGTTCCGCCACTACCTATAGTGTGTGTGAAAGAAGAACCAATAGAAGTTCCTACTAAAACTTTAGAAGAAAAAACATTAGTAGACGACGTCCATATTTCTGTGTGGGAATGGCCTAAATAATTCGCCTCAGTCCACGATACGAACACACAAGCAAGGCCGCTAGTTGTAGCTAACCCAGTAGGTACTGTAGGGTCTTGTACATCGTAAATTGTTGGTGGTACTAATTGCCCCGAAGGCGTAGTTCCCACGATACCACCAGACCTAAGTTCTTTTACAGTTACAAAACGCGTGTCCCCACCTTCACTAAGATACTCACGAACTCTGTCGAGAAAGTTTCTTACGTCTGAAGGTATCTGTGAGACTATTCTAGGTAAACTACGCACTTGCGAACTCCTCTATTGCTTGCGCTATAGCTATAGAAAAAACTTCCGAAGTACCTTCTATTTGCACTTCAAAGTCACGCCCTTCTTTGCTTGGCAGTCTAAACGGCTCACGACTAGTTACATTTTGCGTGTGAAATGGAGTAGTAAAGTCATCGCAATAGAATTTAGCCGTTACAGGATAAACTTCAGCATCGATCTTAGCGAACGAAAACCCCATAATAAACGGCGAAGTAAATTTTTTTGACCGCCATATATACGGTAAATTATCTCCGTCGTACCATTTTTTAAGTGTGTTATTTGCGAACGCTAAAAACAACTGGTCACGCAGTAAATCACTAAACCCCGCAGTGGCGTAGATATTATGCAAAATAAACTGCTGGGATATTAAGTCATACACAAACCCGCCTTGGGTGGTGCCTGTATCATAAAACGCTATGTATTTATTGTCGTGGTGATATGCGTGTATCGAAGAAGGATTAAACCCTTGCCATTGTGCACGGCTGAACATCATTTCAGTTACTAGTTTAGAACCACCAGAAGACAACATAACAAGACCATCAGGGCTAGCGTACATTACAACACCACTATAGCTAACAATGCTTCGTTTAGATGCGCACGACTGTTCTATATCGGACTTAACCACGATCATGCTGTCAGGGTGCGACCCTTGGATAAAGTACGGAACACCTTTTGTTAAAACAGCGAGAGTTGTGTCCATACGCCCCAAACCAACTACAGGGTAGTCTACAGTTTGTACATAGGATTCAGGCCAAGCGTGTGGGTGGTAGGGGTCACAAAAATAAATATCTCGACCAGTAAAACCAGCCATGATACCGTTTGGTAAATTGACTAGTCCTGTTAGTGTTTTAGGTGGCTCCGCCCATCCTGTTACTGGCATTTCTTCGCTTAAATCATCTGGCGATATTTCGTCTACATACGATGTTTGCGCGGAAGGTATTTCTGCTACAAACAAATAAACTCCGTTTACAGAACGATATATTCTACGAGCAGTTAATATGTACCCACTATAGCCCCCTGATGGCTCGAAGTTACTTAGCGTAACAGACTGGTCTTTGTACACATCCACCGATAATGACGGATCAGCAGGGCCGCTTTCGAATTCAAATCCAGATACTTTACTAACCCATGTGTACGTATACACACGAGATTCAGGAACGCTAGTAGTATCGGTGTACCCAGCAGCGGAAAGAGTGAAGTATGCGTTTGTAGAAGTTGTAGGGTAAGTACCACCTTTAAGATTTATACTGGCTGTAGTGCCCCTAGTAATTGTCTCTATTAACAACGCAGACGAATCATCGCCCAAAGTAGTAATAGAACAATTAAGTATATTTAAAAACAATGTTGAATTACTCTGCACTTCGACTTTGGTTTCTGAAGTCGAGTTGAGTGTTAGTGCGTAAAACTTACCTTTTACGTAAGTATTAAAGTCACTAAGGGTAAGAATAATCCTAGCTGTACCAGCAGTATCTTTCGCCGCAACTACAGGGTATTTTTTTTCTTCTTCAGTGTCTGCTGCGCCCAAAATTAAATTTAGCTTGCCTACGACAGACGGAGATGCAGTACTTAGTCCGTATGTGCCGGGGGTAACAATTACTGAATTGCCATAAGCAGCAATAGTTAGCGCTCCGCTATAAGGACTAACAAAATTGGCGTTTAGCCAAGTAGCAAAGCTAGCTGCAGTAGCAAACGTGTTAGGGGCGAGTTTATCAAAAACAGTCGTCATTACACCAGAACTGTTTGTAGCGCTAAGCCTTATTTGTAGTCCAGCATCTATTGCAGCCCACTGGCTTTGTTTAATAACGTAAAGTGGTTGGTCACGCGTGGTGCCGATTGCATACAAATTAAGCGCGTTGTATGTAAAACTACTCGTTGTATCATACGAAGTCGACGACCCAGTTATACCACGAAATAATATCGTCGCCGCAGTACCCGTTGCTGTAGTAGTTACGATTACATCGTTCAAATCAACTGTAGCAACTACACTGGCTACAAGAGCGTTAATCCTATCTTTTACATACGTTGTCCTGTTAGTAGCTGGCAAAGAAGGCAGAGTAACAGTAGTGTAAGACGTACCATCATTTAAACTTATCTCAAGCCCTGCTGTAGTTAAGTTCGCAAGAGCCGAAGCGTCTAGGATAAGTTCTGCTGCGTATGATGTAGCAGTAAACTCAGGAACTGTAGCTTGCAAAGAAGTTTTTGGGTTGGGGACGCCCAGTGGTATCGTCGCAGCAGGATAGGGAGAAGAAGCTAGCGCGATGGTGTTATATGTGGCTTTAGGGGGACCATCACCTGTGTAGAATGTCCACTCTACTGGGTCGCCAGCTATCTGTCCACGGCATACGTTTACATCAAAGTTCCAGCTAAACCAATACCTCTCATCAGCATCGACATCCTGTCCATAACGATAGATTGTAGTTGGCGTACCCGCGCTAGACAAAGTTAAAATCGCAGTATTAGATACTCCGGGGAGTGAAACTAATGGCCCGGTGAACACAGGGCAGTTTAAAGCAACCTGAGCTTGGTTATCTTGGAGATAGCGAGGTGGTACTCTAGGAGAAATACCGCCAAAGTTTTTAACGCTAATAGCGGTCATAACTAGTCCTTATTCGCCAACATTCCATGAGATGCCAGTTTTTACCGCGAGGCCAGTAACCGCAAGACCAATCACTGCTAGCAACCCCCACATCAGACCTTTTTTAATAAGGTCCCTACGTAATTCTTCCCAAAACTTTGTCTGCGCCCTAGCAGCGGTAATCATTTCTTCGTGGTATCTACGATGCCCAAGAGTGTCTACATTACCAAACTCGTCTTCAGGAAACGCGCTTTTGATAACTTTGAGGTCAGCTAACGCTTGTTCCAATTGCTCTTCTATATGAATAAAAGCGCTTTCAGTAGCGTCCGTCTTAGGTGCTGGCATTCTCTAACTCCAATGACATCATTTTAAGATTGGCCGCAATCCTAGCGTCCTCTGGGGCCATTTTAGCTGCTGTTTCGCAATACGCAAGAGCTTCGTCTTTTAATCCTAGATTCCACGCAGCGATGGAAGCTAAGTCATATAAAGGTTCTTCCCAGACTCGTGGGTCGCAGGTATAAACTAGTTGTTTATCCTTGATTGCTAACCCCTTCTCCGCAGCTGTTAAACACGCTGCCCAGTCTTTTCTATTATACAACGCTAACGACCAATCATGCCACGGTTCTCTAGTAGAAGGAGCCTCACCACAAGCTTTTCTATACCACTCTAACGCTTCATCAGGTTGTTGTAGTGCGTCATAAGCTTTGCCCAATAACCTCATAGCGTAACACCGTTCATTCGGCCAATTAGCTTGTGGGTTGTCTAGGTACTTTAGCAGCGCCACTACCGCCTCGCCCCATTTGGAGTAGAACGTCAATTCCCTTGCAAAATAGAAAGCATTACGTGGACAGTGTGGGTCTTCCTTAACAGCTAGCCGCAAAAGGTCTAAATACTGCCCACGGCTTTTATTAGGGTCAGGGTGATGAGATACCAGCAACATATCTGTGTTAGCGTAAACTTCTTGTATACGCCCGTCTGGACGAGGATACTCGTGGACGGGGTGGTGCCAGTGGTACCCATGACGATGGTGAATCTTTTCATAAAAGAAACTAATACCACTGCCCCAGTCAAATTTATAGCGTAGCCGTGTGGTGTTTTCTTTCCACACGCGTTCTATTTCTTGTCTCCAGCCCGGCTCTAGCACCTCGTCTAAGTCTAGGCTAATACACACGTCAAAATCACCGGGGATAAGAGACAGGACTGTGTCACGAGCAATATCAAAACGCCAAGGACGTACACATATCTCCTGTACTATCACGTTCGTATGCTGCAACGCACGATTAATTGTATCGTCAGTTGAGCCTGTGTCACCGATCAATATCAAATCAGCGTCAGTCGCTGATTCACAAAAACGGTCTACGAATTGTTCTTCGTTTTTACTTATGGCGTAAACAGCTATCTTCATATTTTATTTTGTAGATAAATATACTGCGCGTTCGTCTTTACGGCGGTTTTCAAGTCCTTTCAAGACCTTGCCGCCAGCTTTGCAATACTTAAGGAATTCGTTCGCAGCGCCTTCGTAATCGCCCCTGTTGTGTTTCTGCCGTAGGGTTGAACGTTGTAGCGCCCCTAAACCTAGGTTAAAACTAAAGCTCACAAGAGCGTCAAGCCAGCCTTGATTATTAACACTGCTAGGACAATAGCGCAAAACTCCCGCAACAAAACGGTCAAGGTCTTTTTGAAGAATGGCATCCACTTCCTCCATTGTAAATACGCGATTCCAGCCCTCTGGGCAAGGCAAACTTAGCCTTTCTTCAAATGGCACTTTTGCGTGATTCGCTTCGATTACATGGCCCACGCCGACAGTCCAAAGTCGGGCAGGGCAACGGTACGGTTTTACTCGCACACCCTCGTGGTGCTTAATCATGTCAAGCGCTTTTTTGCTAATCATTTCCCAAACGCCCGACCACCAAAATGAAAGCTGATTATTGCGGCAAAGAGAGCCTGAGTCTCGTCATCCCACAACATGTTTGCCAATATATTAAACTCTACACCACGATTCCAGCCGTACAAAAACAAGCCGATTTCTACTAGCATTAGCAAACCAAAGAAACCGTACGTAATAGTAGGGCGCACTCCCGTTCTATAGTTAACCATCCACGGACTAGCACCCTGACCGATTGCAATGTCGTGGGCGTATATAGCATTCATCTCCGCTTTTTGTGCGTCGATTAACGAGACTTTCTCCGCAGATTGTGTCTGGGTCTTGATCTCGTCTAACTTAATTTCTTCTATATGTTGCTGGGCTACGTACCCCGCTTGGAGTAGTTGTAACTCCCGTTCAGTTTGCATTTGCGCTAACTGAATTTCATGCTTCTTATCTGCACGATCTTGGAAAGCGTCTAATAGTTTAGGCAAACCGCCCATCAAAAACGATAGAAACGTTGAAAGTAGTGTAAGCATTATTCCTGTACCCCCATTAAAATTTTGGCGCGTAGTTCACGCATTTTCTTTACTTCTTCCATTGCTGCCGCTGTTGCGTTATTCATATCCATATACATTATCCCCATGATGGGAAGAGCTAAGATCAACACAAAACACAAGACCACCACGGCGATGAGTAAGCTCCACGGTACGTCTGACTCGTTCTTATTAGTATCATTAGCCATAGAAACCACAACGTTATGAACACCACCGCTACGATTGACGTTAACTGCTCCCCGATCTTTCTTTTTAAACTTGCCCTTCGCCAAGCTGCCATCTGTTGTTTCTGTAATTCTTGCCGCTGTACTTCAGCCCGCTCGGCTTTCACCTTGTCGCGCATAGCCTCAAAGGATGACCATATTGCACCAAGCTCTTTGGGGGCTGAATACACTAAGGTCTCGCGTAACTCAGTTTCAAGCCGTATCATTTCCTTTTGAGCCATTACCCTGTTAAATGCCTCTTGATTTACCGATAGCTCAGGATCACGTATCTTCTTAGTCTTTAGTTCTTCCTCGTGAACATGTTTTTCCAACTGCTCATGCGCTTTAAAGAAATTTCCCAGATGGCTACTAAGGTCAGCAACCACATCCTTAGCTTTACCATAGGCATCGACCAGCTCCATACCATCCGCTTTAGCCTGTTGGTATAGTTCGCAGCCTTGTTTGATAGCCGCAGCAGCCAATTTTGCAGCGGCGAGGATGGTAATCGGGTCAATTTTTTAGCTCACTAATTCGTCAGCAACCATGTCGGCTTTTTGTTCTGATACTTGTGGTTGAGCCTGTGTACGAATTTTTTCAATAAGGTCAGCAACTTGTACAAAAGGTTTATCGCCTAGCGCACCTAGAACACGGTTAACTTCATCCACGGTTAGCGTTAGTTTGATGTCATTCATTTGTTTCTCCATTAGTTTCTGCTGTAAGGCCAGCAGTTTGCCCTTCCGCCCAAGGAAGCCCTTTGTACCCCGTAGTAGGCGGGGCTTTTAGTTGGGCTACCATGTCTTCATAATAAGCAACACCAGAATCGGTTAGCGCGGATTTTACCCACCCAATCACAGTGCCTTCGGTAAGTTCACTATACGACAAAAAATTTCCGTCTTCATAAGGAATTGCGGCTGTGCCGTTAACTAAGCCATCCACAGAGAACTCAACTTCTTTGACTATGTTTTGTTTTCCATCTTGATCCAAGATGCAATTTATATGGGTAATTTTCCAAACATTCATCTCTATACTCCAGTTTTTATTATTAAAACAGAAAAAACATTCTGCCGTCATCGTAAGCGTTGTAGGTAAATATTAAAACCCCTTCCCCGCCAGAATTAGAACCAGTGCCGTTACCACCACTACCGCAACCAAAAAACCCGGATGTGCCGCTGTTATTTCCACCAAAGCCGCTCGATGGCCCCGAAACTGCTCCGGTAGTTGAATCTTGCCAAATTTCAACCGTGCTTGGGCTACCCCCCGCCCGTACAGCAGCTCCATCCCAAGCCCCGCCTCCACCGCCACCTCCCTTTGTCCCCGCTGTTGCAGGGGTAGAAGTAAGTATGTTATACCCAGCTCCAATAGTCCCACCCGTTATAGAACCGCCATTACCGCCAAGGTCTGCTGTACCTGCTTGCCCAATCGACCCACCATTTGCCGCCCCGCCGCCTCCGCCGCCTTGTGTAGACCCGGCATTGTGTGACGCCCCCCCGGAAGCGCCCCCTCCGCTTGGGCCAGCCGCCCCACCGCCTCCACCGCCACCATTTCGGGTTGACGCAGTTGTCCCGCTTCCTCCACTACCACCAGAGAACTTAGTATTGCCGATTGATGCTGCTGCTGTACCACCTGTACCCCCTGAAGGGCTGCTCGTCGTTGGCCCATTCGCGCCAGCTTTTGCTAATACTCCTTGCGCAACAGAGGTTGGCGGCGTAAAAGCGTTTACAACATTAATATATGAATCAAGAGGGGTAGAACTATTCCATGCCCCGCCCGGCCCCTTTTGCCAATAAATTGTTTGCCCCGGAGTTAATGTAGCTGTAATTCCGCCAGCTCCAGCTAGAGTTTTTGCATAAGCGCCACCACCTCCACCTCCACCTGCTTGAGTAGTAGTGCCGTTGTTACCCGCCCCCCCAGCACCAATAGCTTCAAGAGAGACTAAAGACTCGTAATCAGCCGGGACAAGAAATGTTCCAGATTGGTTAAACGCTAGTCCGACAAAAACTGTTTTTACTCTTGTCGCCATAATTTTAAGTTTGTATAGTTACAGCAACAACATCCCAGCGGGTAGCGTTTTCATTGTATATGCAACCAACATAAATGACTTTACCAACAACAGTTGTTGTCGGCAGGGTTACTCCCATAGCAAGAAACCCGTTTGTGCCGGAAGCCCACGATATGCTTTGCGCTGTAGTGTTGCCTAAAATTCTAAATATTAATTTATTACCATCCTTCGGTGATCCAATGGGTGCAGAAACACTCAAAGTACCAGTTTGCGCTGTTAAATTATATTGGTCAGCCGTTGAAATATTTGCTTCTAGTGTTGCCGTATTTGTTGCGGTAACTACACGAGGGTTAATTCGGCCAGTAACGCTACCGCCAAAAAATGAATTGCCAGCCGCAACGTAAAGCGCATAAGGGTTGGTAATAGTTACGTTAGTCCCGGCTGATGGTGCGGCGGCTATATACAATGTGGCTGCGTTTGTTACTGTTTGCGACGCAGTAGTCGCTGCAAAAGTTGGTTGTGCAATACTATTGGCTACAACAGTTCCAGTTAAACCCGCGTTTGATGTGTATGTTCCTGAACCAACACTAATAGCAGCCCCAGTAGTAGTCCACGCAGCCCTTGTACTATTTCCAGTAACAGTAAGTTTATCGCCTGTTGTACTATAAAATTGTACTTTCCCACCAAAACCTGCTAATCCAGTGGCAACATTTAAACCAGACGCATCTGCTGCAACATTTATGTATATACCACCATCAGCAGAACCAGAATTACCTATTGATAAAGCGTACCCCGTAGTAATAGTGCCTGTATTTGAAGAAGGAGCACCTGCGATATGGAGTGTAGAACCAAAATCCCATGTAGTTCCATTAACGCCATTACCGTTAAACACTACAGGTGACAAATAATTAGCGTAAGCATTAGTTGCCGAATCAGGAGCGTTTGGGTAGTTAAAAGTAGTTGAATCAGTGGAAATGCTTGGACCAGTTCCGTAGTTATTGCTTTGATCCGTATAAGCTACAGAAGCCGCGCCTACGTCTAATAAAGATTTTATACCCGTTGAAAAAGTAATCCCTGAAGCTCCTGCTCCCACTAATAATGGTCCCGCCATAAAACTAGACCCACCAGCAACGTATAAAGCGTAAGCGTTAGTAATTGTTACGTTTGTACCAGCAGCAGGTGCGTTTGCGATGTATAAAGTAGCCGCGTTTGCGACTGTTTGTGAAGCGGTGGTAGCTGCAAATGTCTGTTGTGCAATACTATTGGCTACCACTACGGTAGATGCTAAACCGCCGGTAGAAGTATAAGTCGCTGCATCAATACGTAAACCAAGACCTGACGTAGCCCAAGAAGCGGAACTAAACGCAGTTGTACCAATGTGGAGTCTAGCGAAGGGGTTTATAGCAGTGCCAATACTCAAACCGGTGGAAGTTAACCGGGCCATATTTATAGAGTTAGCCGATAAACCAAGCGTATTAGTCGTCGGTAAATACAATCCATTAGTTGGGGCGGTAGAGCCTGAAGGAATAAAAGTTGTAGCCGTTGCGCTGCCAGTAGTAGTTAGATTAGTGCCGTCAAAAGTCAGTCCAGCTGACGCGCCAAACGCTCCAGCGTTGTTGTACTGAATTTGAGTATTTGCGCCAGCGGGGGTTCCCCCACCCCCGCCGCTACCCGCTGGGCCTGTTGGCCCTGTTGGACCAGCTACAGTAGATGCAGCTCCTGTTGAACCTGTTGGGCCTGTTGGGCCTGTTACACCTTGTATGCCTTGCGCACCTGTTGGGCCTGTTGGGCCAGCTACAGTAGACGCAGCCCCTGTTGAACCTGTTGGGCCTGTTACACCTTGTATACCTTGCGCACCTGTTGGACCTGTTGGGCCTACTGCACCTGTTGGGCCAAGTTGAGTGTAGGTTATTTGCTCAACGCTAATGTTTACACTAGGCGAAGCAGGTCTTGTTGGAGATGATCCAGCAGCTACGTATTGCAACTGCATGTAAGTGTTTATTGATTGCCAATAAAACTGAATGTAATCCCCAGCATTAGCTACAACAATGTCTTCTACGTTCGCAAGAACCTGATTGTTTACGCCGGAAGTTGTAAACACAAACGAACCATTTACAACATTGCTTCCATTTTTGGAATACCAAATTGTTACTTTGTAGTCACTGCCGCCGCCAGTAGTAATAAACTGGCCTAAAAGGTTAACTCGATATGTACCTACATTAGCGAAAGTAAGTTTTGAGCCATCAACAACGCTGATACCGCTTGCGTCATTTGTGGAGTTTACCGTAACCAAATTTGCGGTAGTCGCGCCAGCATTGGTTTGTGTTGTAGTATCAAGAAAAGAACCGTAGTAACCAATAGTTCCACCAGCGCCTGTCGGGCCTGTTGGGCCAACAATCCCCGAAACTATCGCAATAAATAATGGCTGATTATTTGCAAAACCTGTTGTGCCTGTGCCCCCAGAACTAACTAATGAAACAGGAATAGTCCAATAGCTATTTACTGTGCCGGGATTAATATTAGTGACAGCCCCTGTGATGGTCCATGTTTGATAATTTGAACTTACGGTTTGATCTTGTATAGTAAACCGTTGGTTTGTGGCTAGTAGCGCTAAAAAAATATCAACGTCTACATCCGTGTCAGTTAAGTGGCTTACATTTATTTGCGTAGCGCTAGTCTGTGTTGCGTTATTCCATATTAAAAATCCAGCAGCAGGATTGCCAGTAGTTATAGTTGTTTTAGCGTCATAAAGAAATAAATTAGAAGACTCCCCTTGCGCACCAGTTGGGCCTGTAGGACCTGTTACACCTTGCGCACCAGTTGGGCCTGTTGGACCAGCTTGAGTAGACGCTGCGCCTTGTGGACCTGTTGCGCCTGTTGGGCCTATTGGGCCTGTTGGACCAGCTACAGTAGACGCAGCCCCTGTTGGACCCGTTGGACCCGTTGGACCTAGAGCACCCACAGCTCCTGTTGGACCTGTCGCCCCAGCGGGGCCGGTAACACCTGTAGGACCAAACGGGCCTATTTCTCCAGTATCTCCTTTAGCACCTGAAGTACCTGTTGGACCTGTTGGGCCTGTCACACCTTGTATGCCTTGTGCACCTGTCGGACCTGTTGGACCAGCTACAGTAGACGCAGCCCCTTGTGGGCCTTGTGGGCCGACTGCGGCTATATCTATAATCTGGGGATTCTGTGTCGTCTCAACGATTACTAACTGAACGTTGTCTATTTCAGTAATATTCATCGTGTTACCTCTTTAGAGACAGCTACTCCACCTTCCATTAGTCTTGTCACAATACCACCTGAGCTTTGTAGTTCTAGGTCGTAAACAGCGTCGACAAACGCGAAAGCTTCTGTGGTAGTCGCAGGAATAGTAATAGCAACTGTCCCAGCGGCTCCGCCCAAAACAATTATTCCATTAGAAGAAGTAGCAGAAAACAATACTTCAGTCGCTGAAACTACACGGCGAAACTGCATACGCGCTGTGTAGCCAGTAAGATTTATAGCCGTGCCGCTAGAATCTTTCCAAGTTATTGTTTTTTGAAAAGTAGCGCCTTGCTCTATAAAAAAATTATACACAGCAGCTGACATACCAACTCCTTAAAAACGTTGCATTTTTGCGCGTAGTTGGACATTTCTCATATCACGAATCCTAGAATTCGTAACACCTTGCTCATAGACCCCTTTGTGCAACGACGCAAACTCAGGATCAGTCCAGTCTTTTTCTTTAATGCGGCATAGTCTATACAACGTGCCGCTAATAATCGTGTCTATCCAAGTCTCGTATACCCAAGAAGGTATACCACGAGCGGTACGAGATGGCTTTAGAACAACCTCGCCTGTGATATCCAAAACTCGGTCAGGAATGTAAAACAAACGAATTGACGTATCATCGACAACCCAAAAATGAGTAGGTTGCCCTGTTCTAGTTAGATACTCTTGGTCGACTAATCTAGAGTCGGTGTGAGTCATGTTCTTATAGTCTACGTTTAGCGACAACACAGATTCTATTTTTGTGTCGAAAAATCCTGCCACTAAGTCATAGGTAGACTGGTTTACTACAGTGGACATGTCCTCTAAGGGCACTCTCCATAGGTGGGTTCTAGCGAAGAAATCAGAGGCGACAATAGGTAAATACTTCGTAATTATGCTTTCAGGGCACGAAGGTATTTCTGGCGTGATTAAATCTAAAACATCATCCCAAAGCACTGTAGCCATTATGAACTCCCCGGTGCTACGCTTTCATCGCTCTGAACTTTAAAGTTTAGCGACGTAACCATAGCTTGATAATGAGCCGCCGCACGAGCAGCGTTGTTTGGTTGTTCCGAATCTTTGGTATAGGCTCGATAAAGAATGTAATCCAGTATAGGGCTACCATAAATATCGTCAAGACGAATAACTTCTGCGGTAGCTGCGTTCTGAAGCTGTGCTTCAGTTAGTGTATGTGGTTGTGGCACAGTAGAGTAAATTATCTCTAGCCGCGCAGCTGTAGTAGCAGGTGGGTAAACAAGAAAATCTTTTGGAACTCTCTGGTCATACATGTATTTTTCAATATTTACGGACGCTGTTTGGTTATACCAATCAGGTACCATAGAATCCATACTTCTTTTCGAAACTAGTTTTACGAACTTTTTATTAGATGTAGCAGCGCTGTTATTTAATACCTCAAGCACTTTATAAGCGTAAGGATAATTTGTTTCTAGTGTCTGCCTATACCCTGCTGCGCAAACAAAAGTACCAACCTCTGCGTTAGCATCGGGGTGAAGCGTAACTATTTCGCGATAACTATCATTCAACCAAAGTTGCAGTTCGAGAACAGGCCACCGTGCCCCGGAAGCATCTTTCAAGAGAGTTTGCGCTCTTGATATAATACTAACTACTTTGACAGTGGCCATTTTTCTCTCTTAGCGCAAACCAGTTTTTGATGCTGGCTCAGAAATTGGAAAAGGAACATCTTCTGTAACTTGTTCTAATTCTACTACGTCAGATTTAGCGGGTCTACTACGCTTAGGTTTAGGCTCAGTAGCATGTTCAGCAGCTAATCGACGACCTTCTTCTGTGAAAATCATATCGTCGCCATTCAGTATACCAAGAACGATATATTCATTTCCTTGGCGTACACGAGCTTTGCTCATAACAATTTCACCACCAAGCTTTTCAGTTAGTTCGTAAACATTCATAAAGTATCCTATAGGAAAACTCGGGGCCGAAGCCCCGAGCTATTGATTAGGCGGGTGTTGCTACCGCGCTAAGCATAGCGATCCAAGTCAGCCCAGTAGCGCCGATTTGAATACACTCAACAGCTTGTTGCTGACCTACCACCAAAGCGGCGTTAGCTGCTGCGCCATTGATGGTGCCACCAACAGGAGGGTACACCTTGATATCTTGAGCAGCATCAAGGTTAGCAATAACTACACGTGATTGCGCCGACATGTTGGATGGAAGAATAACGCCGTCATTATCTACAGCAACAACTGTTACAGTGGCGACAGAGCCAGTAATAGCAGTGGCTCCAGCTTGGGTTTGTGTCGTGCCAGCAGTTACACCCGTTTGGATGTCGCCGACGATTGTAGCGAACTGAGTACCAGCCATGATATTTCTCCTAAAAAGATTGATAACAAGGGGCCGAAGCCCCTTGCATTAAGACGCCGAACCTACTTGAGCAACAACGAGTGCTTCTGGCTTAACGACCTTACGGCCATAAACAGCCAGACCACGAACGATGTCACCAAAGTCAGTTTGGTTACGTAAAGGCTCAGTCTTGTTAACAGTCATAGCAAACGCTACAGCATCCTTAGTACCGGCGATCATGGTACGACGAACTTTTGCGTTCGATACTGTGCCACCAGTCGATGTAGCCGACAAGCCAGCTACCAATGCCTTACCAGCAGCACCTTTCGGTAACAGGTTCGATACGTAGACTGTGAAGCGGTCTAACATACCAATCTTGCCCGAACGAATCGTGGACTGTGGGTCGCCAGTGAAGTACGCCTGAGCGATGTTCGACTGCATCAACAGATGGCGGTCATAAGGAGAAATAATCAACCAACGACCTGTTTCTGGAACGTTCTGCTCATCCAAAACAGAAGACATACGCAGAATGCCATTCAGTACATTAGCTGCACTTGATTGGTCAATCGGAGTGACGTCAGTGCCTAGGTTGTAAGCAGCAGAAATAGCACCCGCTGTAGCACCAGCGTTAGCTGCGGCAGGGCCTTCGGTTACGAACGAGTTGAAGAACACTTCGTTTTCGATCTGAATCTTCAGCTGTTTAGCTGCGTCATCAGTGAACATGTTCATCAAATCGATGTCGGACTGATAGCCCAGAACATCAGAAACTTGAACGCCAAAGTACTTACCCTTGTTGACTTGAAGATCAGTGTAGCTAGGAGTAGGAACTTCGTAGGACAAGTTGTTACCGACTTCGTAGTCGGAAATGCTGATCGATGGAGCCAGACGAATACGAACAGTATCGCCTTGATTCTTCAGTTCGCCTTCCCACGTAGTATTGGCGATCTCTGCCAACATAGTGTTTTGGTAGAACTTGGCATTGAGTTTGCCAGACCAAAGGGTTGGGATAAAGCTACCGGAGTAGCTCGGATTGGTGTTAAACGGCGCATTAGCCGGGTATACAGCTGGCATGATTACCTCCTAAAGATATAAAAGTTGGTTTAATCTTAGCCGCTGTATCAGAATTACGCAGTTACGCGTCCTTCCATATACGCAGCATCGATTTCGGCTTCAAGTTTTTTTGCGTCGTCGTATTTATGCGCAATGTTCAGGTCTTTTAGCTTCAGGAACATTTTTTCTACATCACGAGTGGTGTAGGTTTTGCCCTTCTGGCTAACAGGT